TTGACAGAAAAACAAAGATCTGCTATAATCAATATAAAGAAATCGGACAGCATCCGATATCAAATAAGCTGGATGATAGCTAAAAGCATAGAAAGGACAGAAGATGGAAAATATTAGAAGCTATGAGGACATGGAAAATTATGTAAGGAAAGTTATCGATAATTCATGGGATTTTTTGTTTTCATGCAAAGGCAACATGTACATGTTTGTGTCAATAGAAGGAACACATGAAAGATATGTTTCTTATGCCCGTTGGTTTGCTGGCGATAAAGCCGAGGAAGAGACGGAAAGAAAATCCATTTTAGAGGCCGAAAGTTTGTTTGAAATAACACATGCAGATGCTACAAGCATGCAATATAGCATGGATCTGGAAGAGGTGGAAATGTCGGATAGGTTTTTTGCCAGAGTGAGAGATAATGAAGACGATTTCTGGGAAGCCGAATACATGGCGGCGATGGACGAACAAGAAACCGAAGAGAACATCAAAAAGCTTGCGGCGGATCTATGGAAGCAATGGAAGGAGTATGAACTTGATGAATAAATTTTATACTTACTTTAATAACTGTTCATCATTAGAAGAAGCCAGGCGGGTTTATATCCGCCTGGCGAAAACAGCCCACCCGGACGCTGGCGGTAGTACCGAAGATATGCAAGACTTGCAAGAAGCTTATGAAATGTATAAGAGTAAGAATAACGTAAAAATGGAAAAAGAGGATTTTACGATTGATTCCATTATCAATGATATTCTTTCAATGAACATTTCATGCGAGCTAGTAGGTTCATGGATATGGCTTTTCACTGAGAATACTTATCAAAATAAGGAAAAACTAAAATCAATGGGTTTTCGTTTTTCTGGCGGAAAAAAGCGTTGGTACTGGACACCGAACCCTCGCCACGTGAGAGGCGGAAGTAAGGTGAAAATGGAAGAAATTCGCATGAAGTACGGCGCAACTATTTATAAGAATAGGACTATTCAAATTGAGGAGGATTAACCATGACACGCAAAGAAACACTTGATTATATCAATAATATGGACATTACAGAATTATTGAAATATGATTTACGTAAATACACAAATCGTCTGTTTAATGAATATTTTGTAACATACGATTTAATACGGGAAGGGCATTACTATAATGCTCACGTTGATTTAGTAAGGGAATGCTATATTGAATATTCTACTTACTTATATGCATTATGTAGGGCCAATGTAATTTCAAAAATTGATTTTTATGAACTGGAAAATTCTGCATATAATGTTTTTGAACTCCTACAGACTGAAAAATATTGATGCATCCCCGCGCAAGCGGGGTTTTTTATAAAAGTTTTCAAAAACCTATTGACAGAAAAACAAAGATCTGCTATAATCAATATAAAGAAATCGGACAGCATCCGATATCATACAAGCTGGGCGAAAGCTAAAAGCGCGGAAAGGGTTTAGCATGTATAAGGAGAGTATCAAATGGATGTTTTATCACTGGGCGAGGGTAAAGAAGCTTCGCCCAAAGACAAAGAAGAGCGTTGAAAGGTTCGCAAATACTCTTAATACTACGCATTTTATTCTTACAAACACGACTTTTAACGATGAGAGCAAACATTCTGAGTGCAAGGGTTTTTATGAGGGCTATATAAGGGCATTATATGAAGCGGATATTATCACACAAGGAGTATATGAAGAAATTCAAGATTTAGTTGCGGATTATGAGGAAGAATAAAGAAAGGGACTCTTAAAGAGTCCTTTTTCTTTTATGCAGATACTTTACCACACTAAAGCAATAGAGCGTTTTTAGAATATTACTTCTTTTTCTATACCTATTTACATTCTAATATATTTGTGATATCATATAGACATCATAAAGGAGGTGAAGTAAAATGGGCTTTATAGAAGTCGTGTTTACCACAAAATATGGGAATTTTATAATGCGTTTTTATAAGGAAGGTATGTTTTCTGATTTGTCCGTAGGAGACGTAATGAATATTGTTATAAAAACTTATAACGACGAAAAAGATTATATTTATATATCTCCTGTTAACGGCAATAGTATATTTATTAAGAAGAAATTTATTGTAGGTTTTTATGCACATGAAGATTATACATAAAATTAAGTATAACATACCTCAAAGCGCGTCTGAATTGTGTGACAATTCTAAAAACTTCAAAATCGTGGTCAAAATCGGACTTGAAAGATTTTTTCAATTTTGAATATTATTTTTTCAGTCATTTTAGACAGGTAGAAATCATACAATTTAATATTATTCATTTTTAGCATTTTCAAAAGAAAGGATGGGTATTTATGAGAAAAGTTTTCTCCCTATCGTTAAACGATGAGAAAGATAGGGATATCGTGGAATTTTTAGATTCACTAGATAAAGGATATCGAACAATGTATCTTAAAATTGCTATTAGAACATACATGAAAGTTATGGATTCTGAAATGGAGGAGATTGAAAATGAAATGCGCGAATTGCAATGAGAAGGCGAATGTTGTTAAGGTGGTTCATCGTGATAATGGCGATATAATCCGGTGTTTGAAATGCCGGCATTGTGGAACCATTATGTATACTGAAGAGGTCTATGATGAAAAGAGACAGCTTCCGCTAAAAAGCGAATTGAATCAGATTTCTTACAAGAATCTGGAAAAGGCAATATTAAAAAGGAATGGAGTGAAGGTTGATGATTAGTATCTGTGAACTATTTGTGCAGGACGTTGAGGATGGAAGGGCGAAGAAGATAGTTGTTCATGATGAAGAACGCGAGTATACTATCTATAGAGTAAAGGATATTGTTAGAATTGATATAAAGAAAAAAGGAGAATAATATGCTGAGTGCTATATATGAAGTTTCATTATGTTTTCTGTTTATTGTGAGCGTCATAGGAATTTTAACGGCCATTATATATGGTATTGGTAAACTATGGCAATTAATCTACTGCATCTATCACGCGAGAAAGGACGATAAGAATGACATTGAGAGATATTTTAAGTATTGAGTTGTCATCACCTGCACGGATTAGAATCGATGCACAATGTGAGGACTATTACTACTTTTACATTGATATTGATGAAGACAGCAGGGAGGATCCTTTAGAGAGTCTATCGGATGATATATTAGATTCTAATGTAAAAGGAATTGTAGCTTATCGGAGCGAATTATTTATTGACGTTGATATTTCCATGGTATATATTGATAGAAATGGAGGTGAAAATGATGCTTAAGGAGAACATTGACATATTAAAGGAACTCTATATGGACGATTATTGCATCAATGATTTAGACGCTAGGATAGATAATGTTCGTAATGGTAGGCGTCCTGAATATGATAGTGGTTATTACATGGGATATGTGGTTTCATTGTATGATATGGGGCATTTAAACAAGGATGATCTCGATTCTTTAGCTTCAGAGGTTGAAGAACCATAATATACATATAAATAAGCATATTATACCTCAAAGTGCGTCTGAATTGTGTGAATTGTCTGAAAACTCTGAAATCAGGGTCAAAACTGGCCTTGAAAATCTTTTCAACTTATAAAAATATTTTTTGAACCAATAAAAGAACATTTGTTCCCTTGTATTTTGATCGCATTTTATGATATAATTTGAAAATAAGGATGGTCGATAAACCGCATGCTGGAACCACCCCATACATGGGGTATTGCATGCGACCGGGAGTGGTTCACCTGGCGGCCATCTTTTCTATTATGGGGGTGTACTCATGGCGAAGAGAATTGATAGAAGGCAACGTTGGAATGAGGACGTATACCGTTTGAAGGAATACGGTATACCGATTAAGAATACGGGTAAAAACTCATGGAGTGTGGATTTAAGAAAGAACCTGTCAAAATTATTCGAATTGGATTTAAGGGATCCAGCTGTAAAGCGGGGCTTAAACGCGCTGAGGAATAAGCAGTTGGAAAGCATGGGAGCCGCGAGAAGAAGACTTCAAAAGGTATTAGAGAAAGAATCTCTTTCTGAACGAGAAACAAAGGAGATTAAGGGAAGGATCCGGGATATTCGCCAGACCGAGGAAATGTTAAAAGCGAACAGACGTTCTGGAAAACAGATGGTTCTGGATTTACAAGACGCGTTACAAGAGCGTGTGAAGCCTGTCGGTATTAAGGGAATGCGAAGAGAAGCAGTTTCAAGAGCTTACAATATATTTGCTTCTGGTATATTTACCGACAAAGTAGATATGGAGACTTTTAATAAAGTTCGCGAGTTAGCGAAGAAGTTTGGTTTCAACGTGGTTGATGATTTATTTTCTGCAATGGACGCCTTAAGAAGAGCCAAGTATAATCGCCCTTCAGATCAAGTAGTAGAGGATTATTTTAGAGAATTGTCCGGACAAGTTCGAGATTTTATTCGGGAAGGGAAGATTCCTGAAGCGGATAAGGAATCGGGTGAAGCCTTTATTAAGTTGATTGATGATCTATTATCCGCGCCATTCTTTCAATAGGAGATGAAATAAATGGGGAAGCTGGAATATAATCCGAATATCTATGTAACAGACATAGAGACAACGGATATAGAAGAAGGGGCCGTGCTTTATTTAGGAAGCATGGCTTCTATTAATTTATCAGATAATTTCAAAAATATCAACTATTCAAACATTGAAGAGAAAGCGCGGTTTCATGGGTTTTATAGAACATATAATGAACTTGATGAAATGCTGATAGATATAAATAATAGTGGTTATAAAACAGTCATTTTTATTCATAACCTGGCTTATGAATGGACATTCTTCTATAAAAATTCTGTCTTTTGTCATACTACATATGATGATGATAATTCATTATATACAGAACCGAATAAGCCTTTGAAGATAGCTTGCGGAAATATTGAGTTTAGAGACTCTGCTAGGCTATTGAATGCGTCCTTGAGAGCGTTAGGGGAAAGGCTTGGCTATAAGAAGCTTGACATTGACTATTCAGAGAAATACTTTTGGTTTTCGGAATTGCCTGAAGTGGAATATGAATATAATAGAAGAGATTGCTTTTTAACTCTTTTAGCGATTGTTTCAGAGTATAAGAAATATGACTGGATCTGTTCTTTAGAGGATGCTTTAAGTGTGTATACATATACGTCATTCACAAGAAAGAATAACTTAAAAGAAGAAACAATTAATAAAAAGGTATTTTTGAAAAGCGGAAAGCAGAGAAAAGAATCTTCATTGAGCAAGCTATATTTAGCGGAATGTAGAAGAGAACTTCCTGATTCTAAAGAAACAGTGGAATGGCTGGAGGACCTTTTTTGCGGTGCTTTCGTAGCGGCTAATCCCTCTTTTGTAGGCGTCCCGGTAAAAGGGTGCATGTCTTTTGATTTTGGGTCCTCTTATCCAGCGTCTACAGTGCAAAGGGAGTTTCCTTACCATTTTGTGGAGTATAATTCAGAACTAAAAGAGACAGTAAGAGACTTGCACGAAAGAAATATATCCTATAATATGAAGTATGGAAAGATTGAGAACGGTCTTTTCAGGAACTGGAGAAGGCCGGTCCAGTATTATTTCATGGCGGAAGTTGTATTGAAAGATGTGAAGATTAAGAGGTTTTTTGGTAAAGATGGAACAAACAAGAAATCTAATCAGATGGCCTTGATATCAGAATCTAAAACAGACATCATAAAGATGGGATGGGGGGAACGGATTCATTCTCAAACGTTGGTGATTAATGGGCGTGTATTTTCTGCAAAGCGCCTGGAATTAAAGGCTACAGCAGTAGATCTGCTTGCTTATTCACTATTTTACGATTTTGAAATTGAGGATTGCAAACGTTTGTTCGTGGCGAATCAAATACGAAAGGTTCATGAATATCTTCGCAATACAAATTACGCATACTTAAACCTAAAGGCGAACCTAAAACCGATTCATGCGAAGACAGAAGAAGGGAAGCCTATTGACAGGAAAGAGTTCTATAAGGATGGGAAGCCTATCATGAATAAGGAAAACATCGAAGTGCTGATGAGTTTACAAGAATCAAATTATGATGAGTTTGCAGAGCAGATCCATGAATTATACATGCAATCCAAAGGACACTTAAACGGTCAATATGGTATCAATGTGGAAAAGATATTAAAAGATGATATTCATATGGATTGGGATGACAGGCTGGGCATGATGTACAGTTCTGAAGAGGCGGATTTCAATGACATTAAAAAGAAGGGAATCATGCGCAACTTTATTGTAGGACTTCATATCACGGCGTTCTCTCGTCTTTCACTGGCAATATATACCTATTGTATATTTCAGCATACAAACGCGTATGTGATATATTGGGATACTGACAGTATAAAGGTACACGGTGATGAAGAGGGGGTAAGAAATGTTATGAAACAATGTTATGAATTATTCAGGCGATTTGTAAAGGGTCTGGATGAATGGTATAATATTGGAGCCATGGACGAAGAACCGGCATATGATTGGTTCTGTACATGGGGTGCGAAGAAATATATTGTATTAGAGGGAGACTCTGTAAAGTGCACGATATCAGGAGTCAATAAACGTTCGGGGAGCAAAATGTATACATATTTCTATCATACATATTGTGATAACAGTTTTGAACTCTTATGCAAAAATTATTTCAGACCGAATGTTATAATAGACAGTAGCGTCACGAGCAAGTTAGCTTCTATCTATGGCAACGCAAGATTTGATAAGGAGGTATGCGACAAAAATGGTACATTGGGATGGGTCCATGAATATAGCGGGGTCCAACTGGTAGGGGCTGATTATACGATTTTAGCGACCAACAGTAAGTTGAATTCAATGTTTCTGTATCAATTATTAAAGTTTCAAAAGGATAGTTGGGTGGATCCCCGTTCCTGTTTTCCAATATGGATTTACAAAACAGATTCAGGATATGGGTTTGAATATCGCGATAAGTTTGAAGTAAAATGCAAGGAGGAAGATGTGGTATGAAATACTACAATTGTAAGAGAGTGTATGACAGTGGGTGTGAATACAATTTTATTTTTGGTGGCCGCTCTAACGGGAAATCCTATAGTGTGTGTAAGGATGCATTATTTTATGACTGGTATACCAAGGGTATCCAGTTCGGACGCGTGTGCAGATATGAATCCGATATGAAAGCTTCCTTATTGAATGATTGGTTTCCGGGTGGGGTAAAAGACTACATTCAGGATATAACAGGGAATGAAATCATCTACGAGCATGGAAATTGGTTTATTGGAAATGAAACAGTAGGTTTTGCTTTCTCGCTATTCAATCAGCATAAATATAAATCATCCAATTTCCCAAAGCTTGATAATTTAGTGTTTGAGGAATTTGTGCCAGCATCCGACCTAGATTATCTCCCGAATGAGATTAACTTGCTTCTATCTCTCGTGTCTACCATATGTAGGCATCGTTCTATCAGGGTATGGTTTATCGGAAATGTCATAAAGAAGCATAATATATATTTTGATTATTTTGGGATTGACGTGGATAAGATGCACATTCGACCGGGGGATATTCGGTATTTGCAGGTACCGGGTTTCACGGATGGAGCAAGGGTTTGTGTCGAATATGCAGAAATGAGCTATGAAGCAGAGCAGGAAATTCCAAGGGTCTTACGGGTAACTCATAATGAAATCGCAACTACTGGCGAGTTTGCAGACGATGAATTTCTAATAGACTTTAGTCAATACAAATTATTATTAAAGAATAAGTATTTGAAACATGTTATTCTTTTTAGGGTATCACTGGCTGGCAAGATGTATTTTGTCCATTCTTTTACGGATGGAAAGAAGACATTCAACGTGGTAACCCACGATGGAACCGGTTCACTATCTTCAAAATACATATATTATATCAATCCCGAATTTGAAAACATTATCAGCAGGAACGCTGTGTCTAAAGATTTTATTCTAACGGCATATAAGGATGCAGTAAGCTTAAAACAACCAACGTTCTACACAGATAACACAATCGCCTATTTCTATGGGATGGATGTATTAGATGCAAGACAGAAGAGGATTCTTCCGCCCAAAACAGGAATGGAGACTTAAAATTATCAGAAAGTTGCAACTTATTTAAAACCTATTTACAACTAGCAAGTTGTATGATATAATGAAGATACCTTTCAAAGGTAATAATATTTTAGGAGGATGTAGTATGAACAAAGTGATTTTACAAGGAAGATTAACGGCGGACCCGGACAACAGAACGGGCGCTAATGACACGGTGATTTGCCGATTCACGGTTGCGGTAGACCATTATAACGCGCGGGAGGGCGAGAAGAGCGCGATTTTCGTGCCGTGTATCATGTTTGGACAGAGAGCAGACGTGTTCGGTCATTACACCCATAAGGGAGACCGCGTTTTAATTGAAGGAAGAATTGACGTTTCCAATTATGAGGACGAAAACGGGAACCGAAGGACATTCACGAACGTTGTTGCGGAACAATTTGACTTCATTCATAACGCGAAAGTTCCATCTTCGGAAGAAGAGGAAAAGAAGCCAGCGAAAAAATATAATAGAAGGTATTGATCTCTATCATAAATCATGCTATAATATAGTTGCCCTGTAAATGAACATTTTTTCCTTATGGCAAGCCCCTTTTGATTCAGTGGGGCTTGCTTTTTTATTGTCAATATGGTAAAATTAACATGAAGGAGGGATGCTGATGGAAGTAATGGATGCTATTATGCAGTCAATTTCAACAATCGGGTTCCCTATTGTCGCGTTTCTTTTGATGTGGCGCGCATTGATGGACGAGAAAGACGCGCATAAAGAAGAAATCGCGTTGTTAAAGGAGAGCCTTGATAACAACACAAATATCCTTACGAAGCTATATGAAAGAATGGAGGTGCAGTGATGGAGAAAGAAAGCACGTATGCATTGAATGGCGGTATTGGTGACGAAAAGAATGCCATGCTTCAGGTTATGTTTGAACCAAAAGAAATCAGCAGTGGAGATAAGGGTAAGCAGGTTCTGATGCTTCAGTTCATTCTGGATATGCTGGATTATGACTTGGGTCCGGATGGAATTGATGGCGTATACGGTCCTTCCACGCAAGCAGCAGTAGAAGCATTCCAGATTGCTAACAATCTGAAGCTGGACGGTATTTGCGGCGTGGAAACGTGGAATAGTCTTTTAGGGAGTGGTGTATAATGGCTGATTTTGTACCACGTCTCACAGATGATGGGATCCTCAATAACCCGTATTGGTATGCGGATAACGTCTACTACAAAAGCGGCTATGGTATGCCTAACTGTACATGTTACGCGTTAGGGAGATGGTATGAGCTTCAGGGGTCCTCTGAACCATTCAATTTTACCAGATATAACGATGGTAAGGATTGGTATCAGATGGGAATTGAAGCTGGCTATGAGCATGATCCTATGATTCCACGATTGGGCGCTAATGTTTCATGGGACTATGAAGGCGGCGGGCATGTCGCTATTGTGGAGGAAATTGAATACAATGCGGATGGAAGTGTGAACAGCATTGTGACTTCAAATAGTGCTTACAACGGAACGTATTTTTATACCGAACGTTTGTATGCTTCTAACGGGTATATCTGGCGCGCTGATTCCACATTGAATGGGTTCGTGTATCATCCCGATATCGCCCCAGGCCCCGGTCCTGTTATGGGGAAGAAAATGAACTGGATGTATTACTTACGGCGTTTTGATAGGCTAAGATGAGGTGTCATAATGGATAAGGATTTATTTAGCAAGTTTGAGCCTTTTGTAAGAGAAGGCTTGAATGATGAGGAACTGGCTCAATTGCAAGCCTTGCGAGAAAGCTTTGACGCGGGAATTAGTGAATATGAGTCGCTGTCAACACAGCTTTCTGACGAGAGAAAAGCAAGAAGGGATCTTCTTTTTAAGGGTAGAACGTCCTTTGAAAAAGAAGAAAAAGAAGTAGATCCTCAAGAAGAGGAACCAAGCAAAGAAGAAACAATCACAATTCAAAATCTATTTGGAAAAAGGAGTGATCTGTAATGGCAATGATCCCGTCAAGGGACACAACAGTATTGTCCGCCACGTCTACGGATATTCTGAACGCTATCAGAAATACGTTAGGCGGCGGATATGCAACTTCTGTACCGATTGCAGATGGAAGTGATGCAAACCTGCAGAGAATCGGAACAGCGATTATTGGAAACGCGGATATCCGCAATCAGTTTGTCGGTATGTTAAACGCCATCGGCTTAACTATCATCAAATCAGCCATCTATTATAATGAATGGGCTGATGCAAAGCTCGGTACGATGGAATATGGAGAAATTGCAAGGGAAGCATTCGTTGAGATTGTAATGCCTCATCTGTATAACCCGAATGCAGGGGCAGACGAATACTTCGCTTGGGATAAGCCCAAGGTAGAAGAGGCGCTTCATTTTATTAACTACAAAACATTCTATAAGATTCCCATCAGCAGGTTCGAGCTGAGGAAGGCATTCTCCTATGCATCTGGCGTTGAGGATCTTTTGAGCAACCTGATTTCCAGAGCTGAGGTTTCTGAACAGTATGATGAATATCTCGCAATGCGCTACATTGTCGCTCGAAACATTGTAGACGGACATGCCAAAATTAATCATATTGACGTGATCACAAAAGATAACGCGTTGGATGTGGCCGAGGATATTCTTGCGATTTCTGATGATCTGGACTTCATGAGCAGGGATTATAACGCGGCTGGCGTATTGAGAACATTTCCAAAGTCTGAACAATGGGTTATCATGACACCGCGTGCTAAGGCCGTGCAGAATGTCAATGTACTGGCGAATGCCTTTAACCTGAATAAGGTAGAGTGGAGCGGCGTCCAGAAACGGTTCGACCGTCTGGTACCTACTGAAGAGGAATACGAGCGCATGGAGCAGCTATTCCCCGATAAGAATTGGTACCGTCGTTTTACGTCGGATGAGGAAACCTTCCTCAATACGATTTCCATTATGATGATGAGTAAGGATAAGCTCATGGTTCTGGATACGGTGATTGAGTCTGAATCCGCGAATATCGGAGAAACTATGATGCAGTTCTTCTGGTACCATCATCATCAGATTATGAGCGACTCACCGTTTGGTATGCTGATTGCATTCTCGACAGCAGAAATGACGGTCACTGCTGTAACGATTAACCCGGCCTCTGTAACTCAGTACAAGAAAGGGCAGTCTTATCAGTTCACAGCAACGGTTACTGGAAGCGTTGGTATCGATAAGAGTGTAACTTGGGAAATTTCCGGAGAAAACAGCCCGAACACGTATATCAATGAAAATGGTCTATTGTATATTGCCCCCGATGAGAACGCGGCTACCATTACGGTTCGAGCGGTCGCAAATCAGGATGGAACTACCGCGAAGACAGCGTCTGTTACTCTGGCTTAGAGGAGTCTGGATATTTCCGGAGCTGTATTGGAAGAAGGGCATTTAATCGTGACATATAACACGAATTCTGAATATCAGCAGATCGATCATCTTGATGTGGAAAACGGACATTTAATAGCATTCTATAAGGAGGGAGAAGAAATGGCAAAAGTAGATTTGGGTCAGGTTGTGGGGCCTCAGGGTCCAGCAGGGGCAAAAGGCGCTACTGGCGCTCAGGGTCCGAAGGGAGACCCTGGCGAACAGGGACCACAGGGACCACAGGGGCCAAAGGGGAATACTGGCGCTCAAGGGCCACAAGGCGAAAAGGGAGCGACCGGAGCAACCGGTCCAGCTGGTAAGGATGGTATTAGTCCGACTTTCTCCATTGAGGGTGGTCATCTATATGCGGACTATGATAATCCATACACACCGGAATAATCCAAGCGGGGGGGTCCAGCATAAATGAACGTTCAACCAAAAACTCCAATTGGAGAAGTTAGGTTTCTTCAGGTTCCCTTAGATAACTCGTATACGGATACTTTGCGTTTCACAGATATGCCCGCGCAATATTCCTATTTTGAGAGTCTGAGTGGAATTACTATCAACGGTTTTACAGAAGTCAGGACAGTGAACACGGATACCATCCGTGTTCCTGTCAATTCTGATGAATTGAGCAGATATAATTATATCATGTTCAAAAACGCGAACTACTATGACAAGTGGTGGTTTGCTTTCATAACAGGTTTAGAATATGTATCCCCAAGTATGACGCTTGTGACGTTTGAAATTGACGTTATGCAGTCTTGGCAATTTGAATGGCTTCTTAGAGATTGCTTTGTGGAGCGCGAACACACAACCACGGATATTGTGGGGGATGCCATTATTGATGAGGAGCTGGAAACAGGAGATTTTGTATATTCAGACGCGGATGGGGATTGGAATCCGTCCTTGACTGAAATGTCAATTGTTGTCGCGTCTTCTTTTACGTTCGATGCGGGGAGCGGTTCATTCGAGGATGCTAAAGGCGGAATGTATTCCAATATCTATTCAGGTCTGCACTACAGTGTTTTCGACACGGATACTGAAGGGATTCTTGCACTCAATAATTTTTTAAACGAAGCTACGAAACAGAATAAATCTGAGGGTATTGCTTCTATATTTATGTGTCCGAAGTTTGTTACTAATACATTTAACGCGGGTAGTGTTGCGGTAAGCAACTTAACCGCGAACCTCCCTTTAACATTGGATGGATACACGCCAAGATGCTACAAAATGTACACCTTTCCTTATAGCTTTTGGGTAGTCACTAATAATGAGGGGCTAACTGCTACGCTAAAAGTAGAGTTTTTTGAAAATCAAAAACAGCTCAGGCTTGGTTGCTGGGGAAGTGGTTCTGCTTCTCCTGTTATAACAATGGTCCCTATTGGATATAAGAACCAAGATGTGAATTATCAGGAAAAGATGAATGTAACCAACTATCCGCAATGTGCATATACCATTGATACGTTTAAGGCATGGACAGCTATGCATGGGGAAGTGTATGAAATCCAGCAGCAGCAGAATTTGATATCCGCAATTACAGCGTCAGCTAACACTCTTCTTTCTTTAACAAGTGGAAGTGCATCAGGGGTTCTTGGCGGAGCTTATGGAGTCGCTAGTTCTGTCAACGATGCAAGAACCGCTCTTGCAAGAAAGAAAGCCATAGAGACAAAAGCCGACCAAGTAAGAGGAACCGGTTCAGGCTCTGCAAATATTTCTATGTCAATCAAGGGATTCAATGTTTATCATTATACCGTATCAAGAGAGTATGCAAAAATCATTGATGACTTCCTATGGGCATACGGGTACACAGTGAATGAGATAAAAACACCGAATCTTGATAGCAGGAAATATTGGAATTTCATCAAAACGCAAGGCTGTAAATTGGGTGGTTTTCTTCCTTTTAATGACGCGGCAAAGATCAAAAGCATATTTGATAACGGAATCACGTTCTGGCATGTCAATGATGGGGTTGTTCAGGTTGGCAACTACTCATTTGACAATTCCCCAAGCGTAAAAGGATTCAGAGAGGATGTGATAGGACATGGCGAGGAACAGGAACAAGCTACGTGATATCGCCAATTGGTCAAACGCCTGGACGTTCGACCGCGTTCAGAATATGATTGAATTACTGGCCGTCAATTCATTCATCTATGAGAATGCACCGGATACATTTAATCCGTATTTCTTTGAACGCAAGCTATTCTATGATGGATTCGCATGGCTATTCAAGGATGGGGATATGATTCTCGGTTTAGGTGGATCCCGGAAAGATTATGACGTGTATGGCTGGCCAACTTCTGGTAAGGCGATTGGTTTTCATGGTTATAATTTCAACGTGACACCGGACAATGGGGTATGCTGTTATGATCTTTCCAAAAGAGGCTTGTCCACCTACGGTCTTTTGATGGATTATATACCACGTCTCACGGATTTATATAGGACAATGGATGTAAACATTCATGCACAGAAGACTCCCGTCATTGTGGTGACGGACAAGGAAAACGAGTTGACTGTCAGAAATGCAGTGGATCAAATTGATTCCAATATGAGCGTGATTGTGGGTGTGGATGGGATCCTTGACATGAAGCAATTTGACGTGCTGAATACAAACGCGCCTTATGTGGTAGACAAGCTTCAGATTCAGTCTCATCAATACTGGAATGATATCTTTACCATTCTCGGTATCGAAAACGGTGATAAGGATAAGAAAGAAAGAATGGTAGTGGATGAAGTTAATTCCAATACACAGCCGATTGAAATCTATAGAAATGCCCGTCTACAGCCAAGGGAACGAATGCTTGAGAGGTTTAATAAGCTGGCGGGTACGAATATTCAGGTTCGGTTCAATTCTGAAATTCTTTCCAGCATTACCAATGCGGATGAATATTATATTTCAGGACAGCCTGAGCCATCGAAGGGAGGTAGTGACGATGTTCCTTCAAAAGATGAGTAGAGCAACGTTCACAATGCAGGTTTCCGACATTATCCGGTACTATAATCCAGATGAACCGGATATGTGGAAACAGATTACCAAAGCAGTTCCCTATATTTTTAGAGACTTCCCGATATGGAATGAGTCCCACCGGCAAACACTTTGTGAAAAGATTCTTCAATATTATTATGAATATGAAATCGGGTTTCAAACCGTGCAGAGCTGGATCTTTCATCTTAACGAGAATTTGAACAGAATCATGCCCTATTATAACGCCTTGGCTCTGACTCAATTATCAGAAATTTCTGATATCTCTATTGAGGACCTGATCAATGATACCGATTTCACGGATATCTTCAATCGAAAGTACGATGAAACAAGGGACGACAAAGGAAATACCAAGGAAGAGGGAACGTCCTCAAGTGAATTCTCGAACACCGGAAAGGTGGAGGGAACCTCCTCTTCAGAAGCACAGTCTACTTCCTCTAATGATTTCAACGGTTTCAAGCTTCATTCTGATGAACCGCAAGTCAACTTTGCATCGGGAACCTACGCGAGGGACTACGCATCTATGCTGGACGAGGAGGAGAATAATTCTAATTCAAATTCCAGCGGTACGACTTCTGGAACGGATAACACGGATACAACATCAAGCGGTTCTGATTCTGGAACTTCCAGTAAGAACACGGACACGACAGCAAACCGAAAGACAGATGGGAACGTGGATGAATGGAGAAAGGTGCAGGGAAGACGTGGGTTCTTTACGATCCCTTCGGTACTTGCAGAAGCACAAAAAATCATATATAATATTGATAGCATGATAACCATGGATCTTAAAAAGAATTTCATGGGACTCATTATATAAAGGAGGTATACAATGGACGGATACGACAAGAACGGTCTTACACCTTTTAGAGCATGGTGCTTTAAGAACTGGCCCTATCTGATTTCTGATGATATGACAGAACTTGAATTACTCTATGCCATTTTAGGGAAATTCAAGGAAGTTCTTGAAGAATGGGAACAGATGAAGGTAGATTGGGGAGAGTTTCAGACTACCATCAATGAAGCGATTTCTCAGATGAAGCAGGAAATTGCAGAGTTTGAAGCGAAAATTAACGGTCAAATTTCAGACTTAGAAGGTGAATGGAATGCGTTCGCAGAGTCTATCAATTCTCAGATTTCTGATCTGAAATCACAATGGACGAGTTTCCAAAATACCATTACCAACACAACAATCCCTAATGAAGTGGAACGAGTTATTAATCTAAAATTACCTTCTATGGTAGAGAGCGAAGTTTCCTCACAGGTTCCCACAGAAGTTGAGAATCAGTTGGGTACCAAAATTGGTACATTGACACCGAACACGGCGGCTCAGGTTGATTCATCCGGAAAGATTGTTTCCTCTCCAATTTCTTCAACAGAGCTAAATTATCTTGATGGAGCGAAAAGCAACATACAAAGCCAGCTTGACTCCATTTCTTCAGAAGTAGATTCCATTGAATCCGGTCTTCCAACAGGCGGACCATTCGCTGGTTCCGCCTCTGCTGGCGGGCCCGCTAAGTCCACAGCAGGAACTCTTACTATCAATGTAGACGGATCTCCTACCACATTCAATGGGTCCGACAATGTTTCTGTCTCTATTACACAAGGCGGTGGTGGCGGTGGACAGGATGATAGAATCGGCTCCTTAACTCCGAATACAGTATCGATTGTGGGAAGTGATGGCAAGATTACTTCATCCGATGTAACGCCAACACAGCTTCAAGCATTAAAATCCGGTCCGTTCGCGGGAGCAAAAACAAATGGAGGTACAGCCAATTCGGCAAACAATCTATCACCGACTTATAGCAATGATCCTGCTGATGATATTGATGCCCTTCTTGCAACTAAAATCTCCAAAATCGAAACTCAGGCGAGCGGTGTAACTGGAATGTATAATATAGCTGGCGGTTGGCAGGGTCAGAATTTTGGATCTACTATCGGTGCATTTTTTAGTTCGACACAGGCAATCGATGCTTATTGGTTCACCAGTAATAGAATTTGGAGCAGAAGAAGAAACGGTGGAACTGAATTAGAAGAATCACTTCAATATATACCGGCCGATAAAAACGGAAACATTACGTTCAATCGTGTACAGTGGAATGATAATGATTTTATGGCCGAATATATTTACAATTGCTTGAAGAACGCGGGGTACTCAGGACTTACTCCTGGTGGGGGAACCGAAGATTATCCGGCAAGCGGTTATACACAGCTTACACAGGGAGAGACGTACTGGGGTACAAGTGCTTCCTCACCGACAATTACCGTTGATATACAAGTGCAGTCAAAACGAGAAAGTGGCGTTCTGTACTATATGTTTAAGACATATTTGGAAGTACAGGTTAAAACCGAGGAAACGTACTATGGATACCCTGTTTACGGTTCCCTTACCCTAAATGGAGCTTCTAAAGTAAGTGATTATTTGATCGTATATCAGTCTAACTGGCGCGGTGGTGCAACGTGGACTACGGACTGGATCGCAGCAACAAACAACAAAACGGGCTCGAATCCGGTAGTGATTACCATTGATTCTGGGGAATATTCTGGCTCAGGCGGAAGAGAGGCTCAAAACTACAGTTTTACTGTATAAAAGACTAAGGAGGTAACTAAAATGGCAAGTATTCAGAAATTTGAATCTATTAAAGGTAACATCTTCTATGTAACTATGTTCGATGGGGAAACGGTAACGCTTCCTCATCAGAACATTAAGAATAATACCATTGCTCTCATCCGGGGGAATGGCGTGGTTGCTTTATCCTTTGGGGAGATTACTATTCATGGGTCTGCTTCTTTCCTGTTTTATAATAACAAATGGAACTATATCACACCGGAAGTGACGTGGGAAAGGCTGGATGTTGAAGTGGAAAAGCTAAATCAGGCCATTGAAACTTTATCCGAAGAACTGGGTGCAGAGATTGATAGAATTGATGGGGAAATTACAGAAATCCAGAGCGATTTAGAAGAACTGAATCCTCTGAAACCTCAGGAGTATGTACTGGAAGTTGTGCCAGAAACAGGACTGAGTCTTGTAAATTATCAGACGTATAAGGTGGGGGTTGTGGTGTTTATATATGCTTTCATTCAAAACGACACTGATAGTTCAATTACATTAAACCCCAGCGAAAATACACTTCAATTAGTTGGCGGACAGCTAAAAACCCACTATGGTAGACTGGATACCGCTAGTAATATTTGTAAATTTACGGCAGTCGATACCGAGTTTATTGGACCAACTACCACACTCAATATGCAACCCAACACGAATATTTCAATTTATGGCTTCCTATTCACAAACTAAGGAGGTGATAGTATGTCAAAAGAATATTTGGGGCAAGTAGTAGGGTCACGGGGGCCGCAAGGCCCTCAGGGACCGAAAGGAGAGAAGGGTGACACCGGAGCGACCGGTGCAAGAGGTGCTACTGGACCGGCGGGAACAACTCCTACAATTGGCTCGAATGGAAATTGGTTCTTAGGTTCAAGCGATACTGGGAAGCCATCCAGAGGTGCTACAGGGGCGCAAGGACCTCAAGGTGCAAGAGGTGCTACAGGAGCGACTGGACCGAAAGGAGACACGGGACCACAAGGACCGAAAGGAGATACCGGGGCACAAGGCGCTAAAGGAGACACTGGAGCGCGGGGTCCGCAAGGGCCACAGGGACCGCAAGGACCGGCGGGACCGAATAATTGGGGTACAACTATGAATGATACAACAGCTTCCAGTATCAATGAACTTATGAATAAGAAAGTAGACCTGATTATTCAAAAGGCGAATGGACAAGCTGGTATCTTTGGAGTAAACGGCGGATGGAGTGGGCATGACTTCGGTTTTACATGGGGGAATTATATTCCATCTCAAGGCGTTTCAGACGTGTTCACCGTTCAAAGCAACGGAATATATTATAACAGAAAATCAGGCGGAAAATATTCTGGAGCAAAATTATTTGTCCCAGCTGATGTAAATGGGAATTTAACGTTACCTGGTTGGGTCAATTGTAAATCCGTAAAAATATGGACTGGTTCCAGTACTTCATTCACATTATCGAATGTTCTTCGTTTCTCGGCTCTTGTGTTTGTATTTCAAGTCGCTGGCGCGTCCGGTCTGTCTTATGCCGTGTATCCAACCGCAAACGCTGTTTCACCTGGAAATACTATCATTGTATCAGATGAAAATACATGGCTTACTATCAATGTAATTCCTTCTGGTAATAATCTGCAAATTAGCAAGAAATCTGGGGACGGAAATGTAACGGGGGTGTTTGGAATATGATGATTATACTGGATAATAACAATAATGTTATTGGATATTCAAATTTTACAGAGAATATGGAAATTGATGATACCTGTGTAATTATTGATGATGAAATGATTCCTATTAACTTCTTTGATGAATATATACAATATTCTTTTGAAGAAGGTAAACTAATTAAACATTCTATATTATCTGAAATAGAGAAGGATCATATCAGAGCAAGAAGAAACAGGGAATGTTTTCTAATTATAAATAGGGGAAATGTCTGGTATGATATGCTGAATGCCGAAGAAAAGGAAGAACTTGGAAAATGGTATCATGAATGGCTGGATGCTACTGCTACTGGCGTTATTCCTGATTTACCTAGTTTTCTGGATAATAATGGAAAAATCATTTCTTAACTCTTCACAATAATAAATATTTTACGAATAGTTACACCTTGTATTTTATAATACAGGGTGTTTCTTTATACCTCCATATATGTTATGTATATATGTATAACATTCGCCCCCGGGGGTGG